CGAATCGCCTTATGCGAACGGATCGCATCCGTATAGCATCTGCTGTATGCCGTTTACCAATGGCAAGATTGTATCTTATATAGCTGACGCAATCGATCAGAATCGCGCGATAAACAGAATACTCACACTTCACGACTGGATCCTACGTTTAGGCGCAAAGGGAATCACGATGGTGCCGAAGTCCATAGTTCCAAGCGATATGAGTTTCCAGGACTTCGCCGATCAGTGGACGTCAATGGACGGAATCGTATTTTACGAGCCTAAGAGAGGTGCGCCTGAACCAAGACAGTTCTTCGGAAATACGCAGCAGCTCGATACCACGAGTATGGTTCAGCTGCTTTCCAGTCTGATGGAGAACGGTGTCTCGATGACAGGGGCTATCCAGGGAAGAAGCCCGGCTTCCGGAACCTCGGCGGCTTTGTACGCGCAGCAGACAAACAATTCGTCAACGGCCATATCGACCTTTTTCACAAGGTTTACGTCATTCATAGGTGATGTGTGCAAAAAGAAACTGAAGATGATCCAGCAGTACTATGACGAGAGACAATACCGAATCATAGCGGGATCAATAGATGATGTGGATATGAGCGGCGTGAATATGGCTTTAGCGGGGGATGTGGAATATGATCTGTCGGTTAAGCAGAGCCAGGAGACCCCGGCATACAGAATGGTCGCGGATGACCAGCTGCTAGAGTTCTGGAGGTCCGGTAACATTCCTCTTGAGGATTACCTGAAATTATCTTCTGCCCCGTATGCCGACAAGTTACTTAACAGACTTCTGGCCAGGAAATCCACCGAGGGAAGCCAGGAGGCCACGGTGCCGCAAGACCCGATACAGACTGTGCCGAAGTCATCTCAGATGGATCAATCTCTGACATCGCAAATGGCCAGGCGGAGTCAGGCTGATTTAATCGAATAGGATTATAGGAGCTTGGCACGGCTGAGCAGCATTCGGGAAAAGGCAAGACGACGCACTTCGATTCTTTTAGCGGAGAGTGCGTCGTTTCCCATTCTATCCTTAGTGTGGTAGAAGCAGCGACACTTGAGGTGCATAACGGTTCCTCCGCGTTTGTAGTACGAGCGCAGTATCCTATATTCTTTGCCGCTCAGCGCCATAAGACGCCTTGATTCAGGAGGGTATTCAACTACGTAAACCGCGCAGCCCTCGTCTTTGTGTTTCTTATCGGCGGCCTTGACCGCTTTAGCGTAAATTCTTTTTGCCTGCCATAGCACAAGCAGTGAGGCAAGATGCTTGAGTTGTTTTTTGAAAATCATATTTTAGAAAATTGCTGTTGTATTACTGCTTATCTGTTTTCTGTGCGTGTCTTGGTCCTTGTGATCAACAAATCGAGGAAGGTCCATTTCCCGAAAGCATATCCATAGGCCGATTGCCGTGCACATAAGGACGTCATCGTGATTGCCGGCACCCGGAGGCGCATTGTAGGCGCCGCCTTCCTTTTCGTAGATCGCGAGCTCATCTCCGCAATAGGAATCTCTTTCGATCCAAAGTTTCTTGCGGACACAGGTCACCAGGTGCTGAATGATTGAGGGCTTTGTAGAGGTGTTGGTGTGAAATCCCCATTTGGTGGGCTCTCCGGCATTGATTGATTCAGGGCTTGCTTCTCTTGCATAAAGGTTGTCGTAGAGATCCGCGATGATGTCCAGAATATACTCCGTCACATTTCCATCCACATCTCTATTTTTGTCTTTTGTCTCAAGAGTATTGGACTCTATGACAAGGAGAGCATCGTTGTACCACTTAGCTACTCGCATAGCATCGTAAGCCAGAAGGTCATGATCTGTGTGGTATCGAATCTGGGCGACCACTTCAGGTACGCCACCGAAAAACATCATATTGTACCTGTCGAATACACGTATCACTGACCAGTCAGAGGTTCGGCTTCGTCCACCCACATCGACCACAACAAGGTAGCGGTCTTGCATCGGCGTAGGGTCAGGCATCTCCCATACGCACACCTCGCCTTCTTTAGACTCCTCAAAGTGGATGTTGTCAAGAACACCCTCGCCTTTGGCCGTATCGGAGTAAAGTATCCCTCTTTTTTTAGGAGGACGGCAAGTCTTCATCAGGTCATTGACGTCATAGATGTTGAACACCTTAGTACCTGAGTTCTGGAAGGCCTCTATGTCATCCGAAGGGGCCTCTGAGGCCATATCGGCGAAGTTGTCATATTCAAGACGCTTGTATCTGTACCAATTGATGCCCTGAAGTGTCGCTCCTAGCTCCCACAGGTGCCAGTAGTATTTTCCAGCGTCCTTCCATTTACCATTCGGCTCGGTGTCCTCGCGATGTTCGTAGAGCCATAGCGCAAAGGCCTTTTCATTCTTAATCGTCAGCGTGTCGAAGGAGATGTAGAACCACGGGATGAAGATTGCTTTGAAACTGGAGGAACCTCTCTTTGCGGCCATATAGGCCCGGTGGAAGAAGTTACCCACTCCCTTAGGGGTGGATTCTATGGCCTGCATTGTGTAAGGCCGCGGGAGAATGCCACCTCCGATGGCCTTCACTAGATCCTCTGGTCTGGACTTGGGCGTGTCAGGCCATACGCTGACTTCGGAGAAATGCGCGCCAGAGCCCGGCAGGCCTCGCAACGAATCGGGGTTCTCTATGGAGCCTATTCTTATCTTGTTGAGCCTAATCCTCTTGTTGTTCTGATTACGTATCTCGTACTCGCTTGTGTTAGGAATTGGCTGCAGGTGGAGTTCTGTACTGTCAGGAAGCCCTAGTTCCCAAGCTCCGTAGCCTTTGGTTTCTCCCGCTCCGGTGAATGCGATGGATAGCATCCCGGTGATGCTCGCGGCGACTGCTTTATTCTGTGCGCAGACCGAGAAGCAGTGCGACGGGTTCCATTCGAGGCCTATCCAACTCTGGTAGAATATGCAGAACGTTGAGCCGCCCCACTGGCGAGCCTTGCAGATTATGACGTTTATAGGCTTTCCCTCAATCCTTAGTTGCTCGCATATAAGGAAGGCCTGTATTTGTGCGTAGTTGAGCCTGAATGGTATCAGTCCTCCGCCTTCCTTATCCTGTATATGTATCTGCGTGTAGGCCCAATAGGGAAAGTCATACTTGCAGCGGAGCATCATCACTTGCCTGATAATTTCATCTCGGGTACATCCGTCTTTGGCCAGCTTCATTCCCTCTCTATTCTGCGTGAGGTAGCCTTTGATCGAGTGCGAGTAGGAGTTGATGAATGTTTTTATTAACGGCACGCTGAGCATCTCCTTCGGGACGTTCTGAGATGGTATAGGGTAGTCGGCAATGTAAAGGCCAGCTCTTTCCCCGGGGGCCCCTGAGCCCGTTACGGGATCATAGTTAGCCAGAAGCGCTTTTGTCCTGCGCGAGTTATCACGGACGATGTCCTGTATTTCCAAGTCGCAAATAGTCATTCTCCAAGTGTTTAATTGATCTGCCTGCTATGGCCAATGCCAACCCTCCGCCGAACGAAAGGAGATGTGTGAGGCCCGCTATCCCCGGGAGGAGAGCGGTGACAAGAAGTATCGCAATAAATAGGATCGTCCTTCCTTTTCTCCAATGAACATCGGAAAGAGGCGGCGCGGCCATACCGATTAGCGCTAATATTATCCCCGAGAAGCCTATTGCCCTCTCGCAGGCCAGAGCGTTGGCGGCTGACGCGACAAGCCAAGCCAGCAATAAGCGAGAAAAGCCCCTACGGTCTTTCTCCGGCGGAAACATCACCCATAGTGCTAGAAGGTTGCCGGCCAAGTGGAAGACATTGCCATGATAGAGGTGAAACGTGAGGCAGGACGGCATTTCTGGCGTAGGCAAGCACACGAATATAGCAATGAGGATAGCTCCGAGTGTGATTCTCATCTCCATATCCGTTTGGCTATTTCGTTGTTGTATTTCTGTATTTCGTACCGGATGACCTTTTCGGCCGTGTCAGGCTCTATATAGAATTCAGGGGCTTTCTCCTCTATAAGCCTCTCGCACAGTCTCATCACTGAGAGGTGCTCGAACTGCGGGTCAGCTCTCAATGCCACAAACCTGTCGAACATAGCGAGGACCTTCTTTAATGAGGCCCCGTGCATATCTTTCATCTGCCTTCCGTTAGAAGGCCGTTCATTAAGTAATAGCAGGGCTTAAGTGATATGTAGAAGCTTCTTGCGGGCTGTCTTACGGCCCATTCGGCCGCTTCGCGTTGTTCGGAGAATCCTACTGTCATCAGCACCTCGCGGTAGACAAGAAAGAGATCCCTGTCTCTAATAATTCTCAATGATACATCATTCATTTGAAATAAGT